CGGCACCATATTTAATAGTTGCGTCCGTAGGTACGGTAATAGTCGAAGCGGAAGCGTACGTCCAAGATTCACCGGAAGCGGTAAATCCTAAATCCGGAATACCGAAAGCGTTAGCTATAGTTATTTTTTTAGCTATATTAGCGGAACTATCTAGTACGACGAGATAATCGTCGGAGGCTAGTGTCGTTAGTTCGGTTAAAGCTGATATTCTACCCATTTTTAGGACTCCTTATTCTTATTATACATTAACTTGGCTCGGCAGGGTTATTTACATTTTCTAGTACTTCTAGGTTTCGTTTAATATCTTCAACTCGTTTATTTACTCGAGGTACGTTATAGGTTAACGAGAGTGGGATTTTATCCGGATTATACTCTTTCGAGACGCTTTGAACGACGATAGCGTCCGTTAGAGTACCGAAGCCTATAAACCCGACCATTTCGCCGACCGCTACGTCTTCTAGATAGAAAGTACCGTCCTCGGTAATTGTAACTTCTCCGGCGTAGAGAGCGTCTCGTAGTTGGTCTATATCGGACTGAGAAAGAATAACCGCCGTCGAGCTAGAGGTAACTCGATTATCTGATTTTTTAGCTAGACCTCTACGAGTACCGGCTTGCGGAGTCTCTCTCGTTCGCTTAAATAGAGCCGGAGTACCGCCTCCGGAGAATAGAACGTCGTTAACTACTCTCTCGATAGTCTTTACGATTTTACCGGATACTACAGTCTGCCCTTTACGAAGCCACCTATCCGGAGTAGCGGACTGCTCTCGTAAGTAAATCGTATCCGTACCAAAGTCGTAGTAGTAATACCAGTTAGCCGGACAGAGTTCTAATACCTTTTCGATAGCTTCTTTAATCGTATTAGTTTGGAACGTATAGGATACGAGCGTTTCTGTAACTTCTATAGAGTCGGAGGTATAGTTTATTTTAGCCCCTCGGCTTTGAGCGAAGTCGACAACCGAACGTAATATTTGGCTCGGGTCTTTCGATAAGAAAGGTACTGTCGTATCCGCTCCGGCTTCGTAGAGAATAAACGCTATATCGCTTCCGGTGTCGTTAACGAGTCCGGTATCGTTCGTATTATAGTAAACCGAACCGTCTCCGTAAGCCGTAGAAGTATAGAAGTTTAACGGATAAGTAGGATTACCGCCGGTCTTAGATTCCGGAGTATCGAATACGAAGTGATACGTACCTATGGGAAGCGTTATCGGGCTATCGAAAGTAACGTCTAGATATGGTACTGGCGTATTACGATTCACCGTACCGCTACCGCTTCCGTAGGTTGTCGTCGGGCTAGTCGGAGTACCCCCGACGATAGTTACGGTAAAGTCTACGTCTATATACCAACCGGCGTAAGGGTATAGCCGTACTTTAGATACTACTTTTTGTGCGGCCATACTAAAAGTTTGAGCTAGATAGAAGTAATCGGTCGGACCACCTCCGGCTATTCCGTAACTTCCGCCGTTTAAAGTAGAGTTTGTAATATACGGAGTATCTTCGGTCTCGAGAATAATATTATTTAAGTCTTGAGAAAACGAACGAATCTCGGTATTTATTTTAGAGCCGTCTAAAGGTAGCTCGAATCTCGGTACGTAGCCTCGGAATATTGTACGACCTAGCGGATAACCCTCCTCGACGAGTATTACTTCGCCGTCTTCGTTTAATATAGGGCTATCGTCTTCGTTTAATAGAGCCTCGAACTGTCCGTAGATAGCGTCGACCTCTACTTCGTGGTTAGTATCGAGCGTCGTACCGCTTCCAAGTCCGGTAACTGGCGATACGTCAATTAAGAACGGAGAATCGTTTTCGTCGGTAAGTTGGGTATCGTTTTCGTTTAAGAGATAATCGACGGAAGCTTCGATGGATAAGTCGTTACGAGCTAAAGTTACCGGCATAGCTCCGATTACGTTATTTATATCTTGCTTATAATTCGGGTCGGTCGCTACGTCTCGCCAGTCTCCGAGATAATCGCCGTTTTCGCTACGAACCTTATAGCGGTATCGTTTTTGAGGTAATTTTCTATTAGGTGGGTCTATGTAGATTCCGCCGAAAGAGCTAGCGTTACCGTCTACGGCTATATCCCAAGTATAAGTTACTCTAATCCTAATAGTATCTAATTTATAAGTTTGCGTACCACCTCCGGTACTCTCCATATCGCCGTCTAACTCTACTTCGATACCGTCTATTACGGCGTTATCTGGAATAATATATAAGCCCTCGAATCCGCTAACGATAAGGTAATAAGACTCCGCTCCGGAATAAGCTCCGTCGTATGTGCCGGTAGCTATAGCGATACCAAACTTTAGTTTATTTATCTGCGAACCGGTAATAGAGGATTGCCCCCATAGGTCGCTAGCTCCACCAAGATTAGCGAAAGGAGAAGTATCCGTACCGGAAGCTTCGTTGTTAGCCGCAATAATAACGTCGTTAAATACTAAGTGAGCTTTATCTAGGTAAGCGGTATCTCCTCCTACATTATAAAAGCTAAAGGTAGTATTAAATCCGGATACGGTAAATAAATCGTCGGTCTCTACCCAAGCCGTCGTACCGACGGTATCGTCTTGAGCTACCCGAGTCGGTAGAAGCCAGTCCGTTGTAAATTGCATAACGGATTAAACCTCCCCTATTACTATATCTCCGGAGTTTATCGGAAGATTATTACCGGCGTTTAACTGAATCGGTAAATCGAACGCTCCAAAATAAAGTAAATTACCTCCCGAACTAGCGTCTCTAAGCCCCCAATGAGTTACCGTAGTCGCTGGCATACTAGAGAAAGTCTCCGAAGTATTACTAACTTTAGCTCCACCGGAGGCGTTAGCGAACGATAAGAGCTGTCTAGCGTAAGAACCTCCGGTTACTTCCGTGCCGGTATCGTCGACCGTAGGATTAGTAGTATAGAGAGCGAGATAGATATTCGTAGGAGCGGTATAGCTAGCCTCGGCTAAAACGTGCTTTATGATTTTATCTCTTAGGTAACTGGACTTTACGGCTATCATTACAACCACCTCCTATAGTAATCGCTAAATATATCTACGTCTAAAGTCGTAGCGTCGAAGCTATACTCGAACGTACCTCCGGTCGGAGACCATACAGGGAATAGACCGTCGCCCTCTATAACTTCGCTATTCTTATAAATAATCTCGTTAAAAGAGTCGATAGTAATAACGTCGCCGATAGCGAATATATCGGTTATCGACATATAGGTATTCTCGATAGCGTTACCGATAGTAATAGTTACGTTATCGTCGTCCGGAGTTACGTCGTTAATAGTAATTACAGTAAGCGGTGCGGCAAAGTAAGAGCCTCCGCCGATTATCGGGATATTCGTAGCGGAAGTAATACCGGCTTCGTCGACTAAAGTAGTCTTCGTTTCGTCGGAAGCGAACGGATTAGGAGCTACGAGACCGAGATTAAAAGGCATACGGCTAACGTCGGTATTCTTTCGAGCGGTCTGTAAGCTCTCGACGTTTACCGTCCAGACTCTATTCGCTCCTCGATAGGCTACCTTTAGTTCGAGACCCCTACGGTTAACGTAGCTTTTAAGTTGGTCTAAAGCTCCGTCGGCGTTATCTTCGGTATCGGCTTGAATATAACCGGTAAAGTTCATTTTACGGCTACCGAACTTCTCGAAAACGGCTTTCGCTCCGTCTTTACGAGCTAAGTCTAAGACGTTTACCGCTTTAGGAGGAGCGTTAAAAGCGTCGGTCTCTACGATACGAAAGTAACCGGCTTGTAAATCTAGTCCGTCTAATACTACGCTTCTAGCCATTTGTCGGTACTCCCTGCGAAGCTAACTCGCTTATTCGATTAAATCTATCCCAAAAAGCGTTACTCGCTTCGGCGTTCTCGTTGGTAATCGTACCGTAGTTATTAAATACGATACCGTTATCTATAACTTTAGTCTGTCCGTTACCGCCGTTTGCCATAGTCCGGAGAATATTCTTCGATTCTTGGTTAGAGAAAACGTCCGTACCCCTCGGTAGGTTAACGATTTCTCCGCCTCGACCGGCTACGTCGCCGACTATCGCCGGACCACCCTTAAAGTTTCGTACGCCGGTATAGAGCGTCGGTAGCTTCGGCATACTAAAGCCTTTACCGCCGATACCAGGAACCCAGTCCGGAGCTTTAAAGTCGAGCTTTCCTACGGTACTGTTCCAGAAGTTTGAGATAGCGTTAAACGCACTCTTAAAAGGAGCGGTAATCGTATTCGTTAGTCCGCCCATCGCATTACCGATACTACTACCGATATTTTTAAACCAGTTAATAATACCGCCGACTTTATCGGCTACCCAGTTATACGCCGAGACGACAGCGTCTTTTACGGATACGCCAAAGTTCCAGACCGCTTTACCGGCGTTTATAAACCACGTTATAACATTTACGATTACGTTTATAATCCAACCGAGAACCTCTATAACGATTTTTATTACGTTAATAAAGATATAGATTTGAGCGATAATAACGACTCCGATAATTATTCCGAGTACCTTTAGAGTAGGAAGAAGAACCGGCTCGATAAGATTCCATAGTCGCTGTAACGCTGGCCATAGGTCGTTTACGATAGCGTCTTTAAGCGAGTTAAAGGCTGGCATTAGTATAGGACCAATAACGCCCCATATCCTATCGAACGCTAGTTTAAGAGCGTCTATAGTCTGTTGTAATCCTCCGAAGTGTTGAATTACTAAGAAGACGACTCCGCCGATTGCGGCTAAGACGGCGATTATAATAAGCCCTACCGTTCCGATAGCGGCAATAGCCGTAGCGAGAGTTCCGAGAATCATTAGTAGCGGACCAAGTGCGGCCACTACTCCGGCGACTATAAGGATAATTCTCTGTTGTCCGTCCGTAAGTTTATTAAACCAATCGAGGACTTTATTACCGACTTCTAGAAGCTTATTCCATATCGGAGCAAGTTTCTCTCCTAGCTCCGCCGATAGCTCTTTCATACGCTCTTTAGTCATACGAGTAGAGTTAGCGAGTCCGTCGGACGTTCTAGCGAAGTCGCCTTGAGCGTTCTTCGTTTTATCCATTACGTACTGATAACGGAGTTGTACTAACTCGGCTTGAGACATTTCCGACATCGACTTATTTATACCCTTAGCTCGAGCGAACTCCTCTAGGTTAGTTTGAGTCATTACTATACCTAGACCTTTAAGAGCTTCCGTCTCTCCGGTATAGATACCGGCTAGAGCGGTCTGAGCCCTTTCGAAAGATACGTTCTTAAAGGAGGACATATCAGCACCTAGTTGCGTTAGACCCATAGACATTTTAGCTGCCTGTTCTTGAGTCTGCCCCATACCAGTACCCATATCGCCGAATAGAGCCGTAGCGTCTAAGGCGGATTGTTGAGCTAACCCCATAGACTTAATCGAGGTTTTAGCCCACTCTTTAACGGCGGTAGACTGATTACCGAACGATACGTCTACCTTGTTAATCGTCTCCTGTAAGTCGGAGAAAGCTTTAATAGATACTCCGGCTGCGGCGACTATAGGTAGCGTTAAGCCGACGGTCATTTTACCGCCTACGTCTTTCATTTTAGAACCCATTTTATCGAGCCGGTCGCTAAGAGAACTAAACTTCTTTTCGGCGTCATCGACGTGTCGGTTAACTTCGTCGAAAGCCTGTTTAGCCTTATTATGAGCTTCGATTAAGATTTTTAGTTTAGCTTCGTCTGTCATATTTATATGATACCACTTTTACGACTTGTTCTGATTATCGTTATATTCGGCTTCTATCTCGAACTTTATCGAAAGTAACGTAATAAACCACGCCGGTTGCCTAACGTAATCTTGGTAAGTCCAGCTCATTAACGAACAAAGTTGTACTATTCCGAATCGGCTATCGGAGAGCTTTACTCTTTTGTTTCCGGAGAGGACTTTGTAGTACTCGTCTCTGAGCTGTTCTCTTTTTTTTCGTCTACGTCTCCGTCGACTACCTTAGCTACTTCGGCTACTACGAAGCTATAATCTTTAGCTCGCATATTAAGAACGGTATTAACTATATCGTTTTCTTTACCGTCTACAGATACGACGACTACTTCTATAGAAGCGTTTTCTTGGTCTGATAGCATAGACTCGCTTAATTTAGGAGTAAGCCTTTTACCGTCTTGGGTAGTGCCTACGCCCTTAAACATCGCTCCGTCTATCTTCTGCGATTCTCTACCGGTAATCCACGAACGTAAAACTACGACGTGTCCTTTAATCGGCGTTACTATTTCGAAAGTTTCTCGGTCTTCCATATTTACTGGTCTCCTTTTAAATTACTTAACTCTAATAGTTAGAACCGGTCTGTAGATTCGTAAGACGGCTAGCTATCATTGAGCTATCGGCTTGAGAATATAGAGCGGTAAACGTAAGAGTTTGCTTTAGAGGGTCGTTAGCGTCCCAACCTCGTTCGAACTCCTCGAATACTACCTCGTTAAGGTCGAAGCGTAATTGTGGGTTATGTCCGCTTCCGAGGTCTGTAGCGGTATCGGTCATATCTATACGTACGGCTCGGTGGGTATTACCGAAGACGTAAGCTCGTTGAGTCGTAGACTCGAAGTAAAGCTCGATAGTTCCGGTAACGGAGAACTGCTTGTTAATAATATCTTCCGGCTCGTTAGAACCTAAGATATATAGAGCTTCGGCGTTCTTAGCGATTTCTAGATTAAAGCTAGTTACGTTAATCGCACTTGCGGCGTCAAGTCCTGCGGCAGTTGCGGCTAATTTTAGACTAACTTGGCTAGGAATAAACTCGACTTCGTTAGTAAATGCCGGAGTATTAGAAGCGGAAGCGGACTTTTTACTAATAAGGTTGATAGTTCGCATTACGTAGTCGTCTACGGCTACTTCTAGAGACCAAGAGTTAACCATACCGTAAGGGAAGCGTAGGTCTTGTAGACCGTCTTCGTAACCGATACATAGGCTATCGTGAGCGTTATTATTAGCTAAAGCGTAAGTATGGTCGTAAACGCCGGAGCCACCTCTTTGAACGGAGCTAGGAGACGTACCGAAAACGGCTGTAAGTTCTGCTCCGACGGAGTTAAGGAATATCTTTCCGCCGTATTCGCCCTCTGCCCATAATTTAATAATATCTGCGTCGTTATTTTCTTCGATACGACCCATAGCAGAATCGTTTTTAACGTACTCTACTTTATCGTCGAACGAATAGCTTTTAACTGGTACCCAAAACGTCGGTGCTAAGGTAGTACCCTTAGTCGCTTCTACTGCTATACCGATAGCTCCGGTACGACCTATAACTTTAGCCATTACTTAGTCTCCTTTTCTTGTTCTTTAAGATGTTTTTCTAACGCTTTTTCGGCTTCCTCTAGGGAGCTAGCCTCTACGCTAAAGCTATGTCGAGGAAAATTATATAGTTCTAGAGAGGTAGTCTTTTCTACTACTGCTTCTTCGGATTTAGATTTTTCTTCTACTTTAGTCATTTTACGTTAACTCCTATACCTTTAATGATACTATATCACGACGATTTAATATAGATTCGGCTTTTGTTGCGTACTCTCTACGTTAAAGCGAAGAATACCCTCGACCGAGAAAATATTAGTACCTCTTTTTTCTACGCCTAAACCGTAATCTATTTGTAATCCGTTATCGTTGATAGATATAAACAGGTTATCCCCGAGTTTTTGATTCTTCCGGAGAGCGTAAGCCACAGTCTTAGTCTTTAGCTTAAAGTTGGTATCTCTAGCCTCGATATATTCGTAGAGCTTATTCGTACCTTTAGAGAGGTCGAAGCTCTCGTTTAGGTCTCTAGTCCAGTCGTAAATAATAGCGATAACTATCGGCTGTACGTGCCGGTCTTGCATTGTGCCGTCGGATAGAACGGTCGTACCGTCTCGGGCTACGCTAACTACCGGTAAATCGCTCTTAGGTTGAGCGAGAACGTCGCCGTAAACGTAGTGTCCGACTAAATCCGCCGGTCCATCGGCTTCTAACATATCTATTAGAGCTTTTAGTATCGGGTCTCGGTATTCTGCTAATCCCATATTAAGCGTTTCCTCTCATAGCTCTTATTATATGCTCTTGGAACTCTTTTTGTATAAATTGTTGGCGGTCTCGGTCGATTTTCATCATCACACGACGAGGAAGCTTCTTACGAGGCTTATTCGACTGGTGGTATTTAAAGTAAGGAGTCGGGTTAAATATCTCGATATAGTCCGGACCAAGGTTTTGTTTAAAGTTTCGACGCATAGCCGAAGTCTTCTCTAGTAGAGGGTGCGGTTTATTATCTTTACGAGGTACCCAACGACCGAATAAAGCTCCTCGGCTAGAGAAGTTCGTATCTATCGAGCCTCGAACCTCCGCTCCTATACGGAATAACGGACGCTTAAAGTCGCTAATCTCGCTAGGAATAGTTAAGAGCCGTCTAGATAACTGCTTCTCGCCCTCTAGAGTTACCTTTAGCTCTATCATTTTTAACCTCTCATAAAATTGTCGTCTTGGCTAACGGTATCGTTATAGCTAGATAAGTCCGTATTACGAGCGAATAGATTACCGTCGCTACGACTAGATACTCCTACTCTAGCGGTAGAGCCGGTAGCGTCGGAGATTTCGTTAATAAAGTCCATTAGGATAGATTTAGCGGAAGCGAGCTTCTTATAGCCGTCCTTAGAGCTTTCTTCGGTATCGGCGGATAGTCCGTAGTCTCGGATAAGAATTAAAGCTCCGGCATATAGTCGAACGAACGTCTTAACCGTAGCCGGTACGTCGGTATCCTCCCACGTCGTATAGTCGAGAATACCCTTTAGCTTACGTTGAGCCCAGTCTATAGCCTCTTTACGGTACTTATCGACCTTAGCGTCGGATAAAGCCGATTTAGCGTAAGAACCGAGTACGGTAGCCGAGACCGCCGGAGCTACGGCTAGAGTAACCGCTCCGGTCTCTACGTTAACGGCGGATACGGTTACGGCTACGTCGTTAACGTAAGCTATAAAGTCGCCGTCTACCGAACCTACGTCGATAACGTCGTTATAGTTACGGTCGACTATGAACGTATTCTTAGCGTAATAAATAGTATTAGAGCCGTTAGCTAGACCGGTTAATTCCTCGAACTTTACGAGGTGGTAATGTCCGGATTCTTCTCGTATATCTTGGTAGGAAGAATAATCTTTATCGCTAACGGCTGCCATACTATCTACTCCTTTAGTTTTATTAAGAAGTAGCGTTTACGATAGCTTCGGCTACTTCGGTCTTTGTTTCTAGTTTATCAGCATTTTCGATATTAAGCTCGCTCGCTTTAGCGTTAAGCTCGTTGCGACTTAGCTTTAGTAGAGAATCTACGCTCGGAGCTTCCGGAGCGTCGTCGCTAACTTCTTCCGCTTCGTCGCTAGAAGTATCTTCGCTATCCGTATCCTCTGTACTAGAGTCTTCTTCGGTGGTTTCGCTTTCGGAGGTTGATACGTCGCCCTCGCTGTCGCTAACCGTCTCGCTCTCGTCTGATTCGCTCTTATCCGAGACACCCTTAACTGTGAGTCTTGCGTCATCTTTAAATACCTTTACTTCCTCGTTAGTCAATTCGAGAACTTGAGGCTCGAGAACGGTAAACTGTACTCCGCCTCGGTAATAAGTTCGTTTAGCTCCGCTTTCGTTAGAAGCTAGGAGTTTAATTTCGTATCGTTTCGTCTTTGCCATAAGTTTGGTCTTCTTTCTTATTAGATTAGTTTAAGTATTTAGGGAGGAGTCTCCCCCTCCCTAACACTAACTTTAGGCTACGAGCGAGCCTACAGCCTTTTGGTAGAGACCGTAACCTGCGTTACCTCTCCAGTAAGTACCGTAGTAGTTCTTCTTTCGCATAAAGTTGCTTTCGCTACCTTCTTCGAGAGCTTCGAAAGGAATAAACTCCCTTTCTTGGACTACGAACGGCTTAATGATTCCGGCTACGTTTAGCAAGTACCAGTTATTGGTATCGCTTAACCAGTCGGCTACTAAGATTCGAGCCTTGCCCTTTAGAGTGTTAGTAGCACCGCTAGAGTTAATCAACGCTTCGAAAATAGTCTCGGCAGTTGCCTCTAAGTCGGCTGGAACTACGATAAGTAGGTCCATATTACGATTCATTGTAGGACGACCGAAGTCATCTTTCATTTTACGTAACATTGTCCTAGCTGTCTGGAAGCTAGTAGCGTCTAGAGCGACGGTAAGCTTGTTACTTTGAGTCGAACCGGTTTCGCCGATAGGGTGGTCGGTATCGAAGAAGTATTGTCCGTCGTAACACAGGCTAGTAAATCCGCCTGGAAGTAGAGTTTCAAAGACTAATTCGTCGGGGAAAGCCTTAGCTGATTCGCCGATACTCTTAGCTTGGATACCGTACTGTCCTGTTTGGTCGTCTTTAATATCTGCGTGATTAACTTCGATAGAAGCTTCGAACTCCTCGTTAGTAATCGTGTAAGTGTGCTCTAAGAGTTTCTTAGGAACACGCTCGCCTTTCATACGTCGTAGACGTGGGATACTGCCAATCCAAGCGTAGTTTTCGCTACGAGCGGTTGACGGTACTTTTGTTGCGACTTCTTGCCAATGCGTTTCTACCGAGTTATAACCCTCGAAGAAGTTGGTAAGTAAGCCTTTAGCTAGAATTGATTCCATTTTAGTATATTACCTTTCTTACCCTATTACGCTCGGTCTCGAATATCGACACGAACTTTACTTGATGAAACGACTTCTACGACACGACCTACTAGTACGTCGTTAGTAGTAGTACCTACTAGGTCTACACTCTGGTTATCAGAGGCATATACTAGCGTATTAACGTCGGCTTGAGCTGCGCTCCAAGCTGCGTTAAATGTGAAAACACCTGTTCGGCGAACCTTAATACTAAGGCTTCCGTTAGAACCTGCCGAGTTATCGACTGATTCGTCGGCGATACCTACGATAACTGCGTTAGCGTCGTCGCCACCATTAACGGCATATCCTGCGGCGTTAATAGCTACTAATGCTCCCTCGAAGATTTCCTCGACTCCCATTAGGAAAGAGAGTACTTGTCCGTCTTGTCGGTCAGTATTAGCTTTACGTTCTGTAATATCTGCCATTACTTTGTACCTTTCTTTTGATACTTAATACTTAATGATTTGAGAGCCTCTCGAAAGACTGGGTCTTTCTCCGCTAGCTCGTCCATTTTTGCGGGGTCAGCTCCAACAGCTTTAAATCCTGCTAGTTCTGCTTCTGAAAGTGTTTCGGACGGCTTCTTATTTTCGTCGCTGTTCTGATTAGAATCGTCGTCCTGATTCTCATCTTCCTTATCTGAACCGTTTTCTTCGGTAGAAAACTTTACGTTTCCTGCTTCGAGTATATCAAGAACTACGGTAGCTAGGTCAATCTTTTTTCCGGACTCGGTAGAAAGCTGTACTCCGGCACCTAATTTAGCTAGGGCTAGAATCTTAGTTTCTTGAGCCGGAATAACTTTACCGGCGGATAGAAGTACGTTATAACGCTCTTTAATAGCGTATTCGGCATTTTTAAGTTTAGCCTTAGCGAGAGCCTTATCTTTATCGGCTTCCTCGTCCTCGTCTTCTTCGTCTTCTTTTTTATCGTCGTCGGCGTTCTCGTCGGAATTAGAGTCGTCGCTATTAGCGTCTTCGTCTTTATTTTCTTCGTCTGGGTTAGAGTCTTCGTCTTCTTCGGTAGTAGGAGCTACTGCGTCGGCGATTTGAGTAGTAACTTCTTCGGCTACTTCCGTAGGTACGGTTACTTCTTCTCCGGCTTTAACTACTACTTCTACGTCTTCGTCGCCGTCCTTATAGGTAACGGTTACGTCAAACTCTTTGTCGTTTTTGATAGTTGATTCTTCCACGTTAGATAACTCCTTTACTTTCGTTCTTGATAGCATTATAGCACCGTCTGTAGCGAGCGATAACCCTACCGGTTTAAATGATTTACTTAGCTTACTTAAAGCTTCTCCTACTTTTTCGAAAGCGGTCATACCGATAAGATACGGAGTATTAACTAAAGCAACGTGTAGAAGCGTAGCTCCGTAGTGCTTTCCGTTATCTTGACGGATAAAATCCCACATAAAGCTAATAGATACGTCGAATATAAGACCGTTATCTAATTTACTTTGGGTATCTTCGTCTATAATCTTTAAATTAGCGTAAAGACCGTCTCCGGCTACTACTTCTAGAGACTCTACTAAACCAGTATTAACCCGAACGTCGTCGGTATGATTTAGTGGTACAGGAACAGGAGAGCCGAGAGCGTCTTCGTTAAAGTTCTTTACGATAGTCTCGCCCCAAGCCTCGTCTAGAGTCATATTAGGGTCGTCGGAGAACCAAGGATAATCGGGGTTAACCCATTGTCCGAACTTAGCTATTTGTTTTCTATAAATACTGCCTTTAAAAGTCGCTTTCTGAGTGTCCTCGGTAGCGAACTGTAGAATATTACCGTATTTAGTTTTCTTTGGCATATTTTTCTCCATATTTTAATGATAGCATATTATTTTTTAAGTAACACTAGCTAAGAAGCTTTGGTCGTCTGCGTCCTTTAGGCGGTCTCCGGCAGTCTTTCCGCCGAGGTCAGTAGCCCACGGATTCGAAGCCGAACCGGAGTCGTTTAGTTTTTCGCCCATTGTACCGGCGGTATTAAATACGGTCGCTACGGCGTTCCAAACGGCTGCCGCTAGAGCTTCCGGAGAGAGTTCGGTAAACGGCGTAATATCGGCGGATAGTTCGGCTTTAGCGGTAATATCGCTCGATAAAGTTCCAGTACCTATTAACGTAGCTACGCAGTCGGCTAACGCTCCTAAAGCTCCGGTAAGGTCTCCGCTACCGGCTAAGTCGGCGGTCGCTTCTAGCTTACCTACTATATCGCCGGAGATTCCTCCGATACCGGATAGAGTAGCTACGGCGGAAGCGATAAGCCCTAGACCGGCGTTAGAGATAATACCCGAACCGGATAAGTCGGCTTCGGCGTTTAATCCTCCGGCTAAGTTAGAGAAGCTTATATCGCCGTCTCCTACTAGAGAACCGTAAGACGATAGCCCTCCGGTCTTCGGAGATAATACCCAAGAATAAGGCGGTCTATAGCCGTTAGGAGTAGAGTTACGGTCGGTCTCTCCGTCTACCGTAGCGTCGCCGTAAAACCTACCTCGAATCGCTCCGGACTTACCGGACTGAGCCCTAGAATCGGATACGGTAGAACCGGCGAAAGCTCGCCCTGGGTTTTTATTTAATACGGAGTAGTTGCCGAGTAGCATAGGTTTAACCCCATACGAAGTCTAAATGTCCGTAAAAGGCGGAGTTAACCGGAGTTGCCGCTCCGGCGTACATCAACCACGCTAGACAAGCTCCGTCCTCTACTTTAGGCAAGCTCGGTACTTGATTTAATAAATCTCTTTCGGAAGCTACGCCGATAGTCGTCATAGGCAAGGTAAGAAGTGGCTTACAAAGTACGAGGTTTAGAACTCCGGAAGTATAAGTAGCCGAAAGGTTAAACTGTTGGACGCTTCGGATACCCTTATCGCCGTTAGCGAGAGGGATAAACGGACCATACTTACCGGCTCCAGTACCGCTATATACGATAGAGGTTACAGGTGCGGCGGTTAATCCTGCCGGTAGAGTAGCCGGAGTAAGATTACCGGCGTTACCGTCGGAGTCGGTATAAGTTAAGCGAATATTCGGAGTACCGGCTCCCATTACTGTACTAGGAGTAAGAAAGGCTTGTACGCCCTCTCCGGTAGTATAGCGAGGTAGAGTAACGGTGTTATTTAAGGCTTGGTCGCCTGTAGTCGTAACCGAGGTAATAGGATAAAAGCCGAGGAGGTCGACGAGCATTAGGACGGCTGGCATACTCGTAGCTGCCGCCGAAAAAGCCGAAGCGTTTAAGATATGCTTAGTAGCCGGAGATACGTCTCCGCCGTGTCGAATACCATTAGCTCCGGAAGTAGTATCGGTTAAAGCTTGAAAAGCTAGGTTAGTACCAGTACCGAGAATAGTATCGGCGGACGGATTACCGGCACCTCTTAGCAACGAATACCACATACCGGCAGTCTGAGCCGTAGTAGAGAACGTATTCTTATTCCAGTCCTGACGATGAAAATTACCGTCTACGGTCATTTTATTTACTAAATCATCTACGCTAGTGAATCCGCTCATATTTTAGTCTCCTTTTTTAATTCCATATTACCTTTATTGTACCGTGAATCGGCGTTGCGGCTAAACTTCCTTGCGGTAAGACTATCCACGATAGATAAGCGTCGTCTTTTATCTCTGGTAGAGAGCCGGATTGTAATAAGTAATCTTTCTCGACCGGAGCGTCTATACCTCTAATTTGTGTCTGTGCTAAAGGTTTTACGAGAACTATAGTAAATAGTCCAACGTCTGCCCCATTCATAGTAACACTTTCTATAGCTCTAACGCCGGTATCTCCTTGCTGTAGCGGTATAAACGGACCAGCCG